AAATGATGCGCTTACTCTTTATGAACGGGAGACATTGGAAGGTGATGCTAGTCATCACAATGCAATATCCGCTCGGCATTCCGCCCACACTGAGAACCAACATAGATTATGTTTTTATTCTTCGAGAAAATTACATCGCAAATAGAAAAAGAATATATGAGAACTATGCCGGTATGTTCCCAACATTTGAGAGCTTTTGTCAGGTGATGGACCAATGTACCGAAAATTATGAGTGCTTGGTGATAAATAATAACTCGAAATCCAATAAATTACACGACCAGGTCTTCTGGTACAAAGCCGATAGTCACGGCGACTTCAGATTAGGATCAAAAGAGTTCTGGGAATTGTCGAAGGGAATGAAGGATGAAGACGAAGAGGAGCAATATGACCCAAATTCAGTTAAAAAACGCGGCGCAGGACAAAAGATCAGCGTCAAAAAGGCGAATAAATGGTAGAAAGTAGAAACGCTTTTATAAAAATTATAATATAAATTTTTTATTTTTTTAAAAGTATATTTATATAAATATGTTACATAAAAAAACGCGAAAAAATAGTATTAGCAAAAATAGCTCTACACAGAGTTTAACCACCCCTAAAAAAGATGGTTATTATATGCCTTCAGAGTTTGAAAAACAAAGTGCTACATGGTTAGGATGGCCAAGTAATCCTGGCACATTTCGATTAAAAGGAGCGCAACTCGCAATTGAACAATGTGCTCGTATTATTAGTAAATATCAAATTGTTCATATAGTTGCTCAACCGTCTGTTTGGAAAGAAGCGTATGAACGTTTTAAAGATTGTCCAAATATTTTTGTAGATGAACTTGATAGTGATGACAATTGGTTAAGAGATATAGCACCTACATTTTTAATCAAATCTGTAGGAAAAAACAGATTTATGAGAAGTGTTGGATGGAAATTCAATGGATGGGGAAACCCAAAAACTATAGAACACGATAAGGATGCTTTAGTTGCTGTTAAAATTAGTGGATTTTTATCTGTTCCAATTTATAAAAAATTTGACTTTGTATGTGAGGGTGGTTCATTTAGTGTTGATGGACAAGGAACTCTTGTTACTACTGAAGAATGTCTTTTAAATCCGAATAGAAATAAAAATTTAACTAAAACTCAAATAGCAAATAATTTATGTAATTATTTAAACTTAACTAAAATTATATGGCTGCCTTATGGTGTTTTCCACGATACAGATACAAATGGACACGTTGATAATATGTGCGTATTTGCTGGAATTGGAAAAGTTATGCTAACTTGGCCAAAGGGTTGCGGAACTGCCGAATGTGAAGATAAAGAACAAGAAATGCGTTCTTTGGCAGCACTTGACGTTTTAGAAAATTCTACAGATGCGAAAGGTAATAAAATAACCGTTTATAAGATACCACATCCTCCAAAATTATACTATACAAAGATAGAAGCTAAATCATTACCTTCAACTGATGATGGGTCATTTGCTCGTAAAGGTGGTACTCGAATGGCGGCTTCTCACGTTAATTTAATTATAACAAATGATGTTATTGTTGTTCCTATATTTCATTGTTCAAGTGATAATGAAGCAATTAAAGCAGTATCTGAAGTGTTTCCAAATAAAAAAGTTGTTGGAGTATACGCGAGAGAGATATTATTAGGTGGAGGAAATATTCATTGTATGTCTCAACAACAACCATATTCAACTGATATCTAAATTTAAAAACACACTTATTATTTTACTTTATTAATTTGAAATAATGTAAAATATGTTTGGCTCTTCACTTCGCATAACATTTTGCTCCACTTTTTTCACGAAGTAATGAAAAGTGGAAAGATTTAGTCCACTGTATCCATCGAGTCCTCCTTCTTATTCGCAAAAGGACCGCTAATTAATTGACTCTGACCATTATCCGTCTTGCCAGTAACAATGTTCTCACCTTCAAACAACTCCATTTGAATATCCGCCGAAGAAATGTTATCCTTCTCCTTCAAACCGAACTCTTGGCTGTTGGCATTGTTGACACCAATTAGATTACCTTGCTCGTCAATTGACTGCGTCAATGTGTTACCGGATTTCTCAGCATTCTTGATGTTCTCATCAATCGCCTTCTTCTTGCTCTCCTTGACACGCTGGTCAAACGCGGTCTTGGCATTGGACTCGTTCTTGTTTTTCTCACTCATCAACTGGTTAAGCTCTTCCTCCATATACTCGACACGACCTGTCTTATATGCTTCAGGTTCCCAGGGCATCCACATACCGACAGGACCAACCATAATATCGTGATTCGGATCAATTTCTCTAAGCATTTTACATCTCAACTCGGCTTCCTCAATTGTGGGATAACTGCCGCGAATTTTTAACCCACGAGTGCTTGTTTGGAAATTGTGTGCGACACCAAACTCTTTATCGAGTGTCTCTTCGTTGTTGTCAACAAATGTTTTGTAATCATCCTCCATAGTAGTTTTTGTTAAATTATCCTTCTCCTCCTTAACAAACTCTTTAAAGTCATTTGAAATGTCGTCAAATGAAACATTGTATTTGAAAGAGACAAAATTCAAAAACTGGACATATTTTTCCATCGATTTATTCAAATCCCACTTCTTTAGGAATTGTTCAAAAAAGAAAATCTGCTTTTGTTTAATAATATTTTCGGGAGACACAAACGACACACACACGAATTTTTGCCCGGCAATGGGCTTGTCTTCTTCTAATAAGTCGACATATTTAGGATTATTTTTGCCGTTAACCTGTTTTCTCTCAAAGCCTTTCTTGGCTGAAGTCTTTTCTTTAGAGCGATCCATTTTAATTAAATTATATAATTAATTTTAAGTTTTTTATCGCATATATTATTTTTTTTCTTATTATTTAATATAAATGAACGGTTTAATTAACGTCGGTGAACTTGTAAAGAGAATCATTAAATACCTTGTCGAAGGTTTAATGGTAGCTATTGCGGCTTATGCTATCCCTAAACGTTCCTTGAATATTGAGGAGATTATTTTGATTGCGTTGACTGCGGCTGCCACATTTAGTATCCTTGATACTTACATTCCCAGTATGGGTGCCACTGCTCGCTCTGGTGCTGGCTTTGGTATTGGTGCTAATCTTGTTCGCTTCCCTGGTGGGTTTTAAAGCGACTATTTAAAGCGACTATTTTAAAAATCTAACATAATATATTTAATCTAAATGTAATATATTATGGCTAATCGTACACGTAGTAAAAAACGAAGTAAAAGTAAGAAAATGTATAGACAAAGAGGAGGAGTTTTTACTCAACAACAAATACAATCATTTAATGAAATACCAGAAGCTGCTATTAATGCTTGGAGTAATTCAAATATAGATTATAATTTTTTTCCTCAAGCAATTCAGCAATTTAATGACGCAATTCAACAATCTACACAAGCAATTGAGACTTTTCGAGCTAATTATATTCAAAATATTATTGATATTGCAGATAAAATTAGACAAGATACTCCTATGGATCTAAATGAATTAATGATTCAAATAGTATCACCACCAGGGTCTCCTGTTTCGGTAGCAAGCAGTAGAATGAATGAAGGTGGTAGGAGAAGAAAAACAAGACAAACTAAAAAGAGTAGAAAAACAAGAAAACAAAGAGGTGGTGCGAATTTTAGTGAAGCACAAAGACAAGAGCTATTAGACCAAGGATTTACAGAAGACAATATTGAGACATTGATACAAGAATTTCCTAACACGGATGCTGGTGATGTTATGGATTCAATTCAACAATTGCTTAGTCAAAATAATACCCCACAAGAAATAATAGATAATCTTAATAATGATAATGAAAATAATCTATCTGGAATTGCAAGCAGTGCAAATGGTTCAGTAAATAATGTCAGTGTAGGCAGTTTGGCGTTGGGAGATGAAAATGAAAATGATGTATCTGGAATTGATGATGACAATGTTTCTCAACATAATATTAGTGTTGATAGTTTTGAAGATGAAGATGAAGATAATAATTTGAATAATAACATTGATGATATAAGCGAGGATAGTATTATCTCTAATAAAGGTGACACAACAAGAGAAGAAGATTCTTCATATATGGATGATATAGGAGAACTTGATTTTGGTGGTAGAAGAAGAAAAACAAGAAAGGGTAAAAATGGTAAAAAAACCAGAAAACAACGAGGAGGAACCGAATTTAGTGAGGAACAGTTAACTGAATTAGGTAGATTAGGTTTTAATGATCAACAAAAAAAAATTTTAGCTCGGGGGTTTAGTATAACACCACCAAATATGGCTATGGAATCAATTCGTCAAGCTCTTCAACACAATTATATAACAGGTCAACCTGATACTGTCGAAAG